CGCTGGCGCAGTGCCTCGCGCTTGTGCTGCTCGATGGCGCGCTCGACGTACCACCGTGCTTTTTCCAGGTCTTGCAGCGGCGAGCCCTTGTACTGATGTCTCCAAAGATATTTGATGGCGTTGCCCACCGCGAACGCGTGATGCTCCGTCACGTCGATGCACTCAATCGGATGCCCGCACCGCGAGCAGCGCGCGTCACCCTGCGTATAGTGCGGCGGGTGGTTTACTGGATCGGTCATAGCGTCTGTATCTCCACCTCGCACCGACCACCAGGCGCAGGGCCCAGCATCACGGCATGCAGCTCGCGTACCTGGCTGTCGTCGCCAAGCAGGCCGGCGTCTGCGATCGCGTCCAGCAGCGCCTTGCCGGCATGGTTGTCGATATCCCGCCGGCGCCTGTCTGGCGGGTAGAGCTCCACGGACAGGCATACAGCGCCGCTCAGCGCTGGCACCGGTGCACCGAGCTGCTCGAGGACGGCGCCGCGGACGGCGCGCTTGTACTCGCGGCCGGCCTTGCTGAGCAGCGTGCGGCTGCCGACATGCCGCCAGTAGGTGTTGGTTGAGGGCGGCCAGGGGAGGGTTAGGCGCATGTCTTCCCCCCTGTTTTTCCCCACGCTTTTCCCCGTTTCCCCACCCCTAAAGGGGTGTGGGGAAAAGGGGGAAAAATGAGCGCCAATTTTCCCCAGTGGGGAAAAGCGAAACGGGGAAACGGGGAAAAGTTCTCATAAGTCATTGTTTTTCAACGTCCTCGCTTATTACAAAGCAGCGATTGCCGGCGGGGAAAATCAGCTTTTTCCCTAGTGCATCGTCCTTCATCTCGGTGGTCTTCTTTTCAGAAATTCCCCGGTCCTTCATGGCCTGATAAAGGGCCTTTTGAGTGACAATTACGGGGCTTTTTGTGGGGTCTTCCTCGAGTGCCTGGGCGCGCAAATCGCGCAGTGCGCGGAGCACGATTTTCTGCCGCTCGCCGGCCATCAGGGTGTCTGCAGTGCGGGCCGCATCCACCTTGTCGCTGGCAGTTGCACGGATCACGCACGACCCGAATTCCTCGCCGTCCTCGTCCTCTCCGAGCGCGACATACGTCAACTCGAAATGACATTCCTCCATCTCGGCGCCGTCTTTCATCTTCTTGCCAACAAGCGCAATCGTTTTTGCGTCGCCCGATTCAACGACCCTGTGCTGTATCTCGTAGTCCAGGGCGGCACGCAGCGAGCTGCTCCCTCGAGCACGATCGCCGTCACTCAGGCCGGTGTGGTGCACGATCAAGACGTTGCACCCGAGCACCTTCTGCATGTCGGTCACGGCGTCGATAAAACGCGTCATGTCGCGTGTGGTGTTCTCGTCGCCGTCGCCGAAGTTGCGGTTCAGCGTGTCGATCTGTACCAGTGAAAGCTCGCCCAGCGCGTCCCTGTGTCGCTCGATCGACGCGGCAAGATCGGCCACCGACTGCGCGTCGAGGAAGCGCACCGGCGCCCGGGTAACGCGCAGCGGCAGTCCGTCTACCTGGATGCCGTGATGTTTCTCCCAGGCGCGGATCCGGTTGATGACGCCCTGCTGCCCTTCGCCGCAGACGTAAATCACGCCGCCCGGCTTTTTCACCTGGCGACCGTGCCAGTCCGTGCCTGATGCCACGCAGAGCGCCATATCGAGCGCCACAAACGATTTCCCGCCGCCGGACGGGCCGAACAGCACGCCCATGCCTTCGCGAGGCAGGGCGCCCTTGATGAGCCACGACGGCGCGCGGACGTCGAGGCCCTCTATCGAAAACAGCAAGTCCTGCTTGGTCGCATCAAGGCCGAGGAATCGGCGCACAGCGCCCTCGCCTTCTGCCGCCATCAGGTCGTTGAAATCTGTTCCATCGGATCCAGTAAACTCCGGCACAACAACACTGACGCCAAGGTACCCACTGTCTGCAACCTTGCGCGCCGCGGTAACGCCCGGGTTGCCTGCTGTCTTGCGATCATTGTCAGCCGCAATGACCAGCGGGCCGGCGTTGTTTGCATCCCGCAGCGCCTTGATCACCGGCCCGAGGTTGCCTGCATTGAAAGCCACTACTACCGACTTGCCGGTTACCTGGTGGATCGTGGCGCCAGTCGCATAGCCTTCGACGACATAGGTTGGCTCAGTGAGTGCGGATCCAATCAGGTGATAACAGCCGCTGATCTGTCCGCCGGACATGAAACGCTTGTCGCCATTGGGATAGATGCGCTGCAGCGATCTGACTTCGCCGGACGTGTTGCGAAGCGGAACAACAAGCGCATCGCCGTCGGCATAAAGCCCGTATGGTTTGGCTTTCTTGCGATCCAGGTAGGGGTGCTTTGCTGCCAGTGGAAGCGACGCGAGAATCTCGGCAGCCTCTTTTGCCGCTTCGCCCTGCTTGCGCTGTTTCTCCGCAGCGTAATGCTCCTGCGCCATGCGACGGGCCGCTTCGACTGCCAGCCGCTCCTGACTGGTGAGCTCGCGCTCGCTGCGGCTGGACCACTCGCTGAAGCATCCTTCGCGCCAGTTGCCGTAGTAGCCAGTGGCAAAACCGTCGATCGCGTAATCCAACGAGCTTCTTGGCGTCGAAGCCGCCCGGGCCAAAAATGTCGGTGAAGTTGCCGACTGACATCACGCTGGGCATTCACCGTGCTCGAATCGGGCAGATCGGGCGACCTGCGCGCATTTGCGCGTCCAGTGCGATGGCGAATAGTCGAGGTCAGCGGCGATGCTTTTCTGCGGCCTGCCCTGGTGGTGCGTCCTGTAGGCGACAAACTCGCGCAGCGTTGGATACGCCTGCGCTAGTCCTGCCTCGAAGTTCAGCGTCACTTGTTCCAACTTTCTGCTCCAGTCAGTTGCATTGGCTTTCACCCACGGATTGCGGCGAAATAAAAAACCGCCACAGAGGACGGTTTCACTTATGCGATTTGCTTTTTCTCGACTGCCAGCGCGCCGCCGGTCAGTGCCTGCAACTGCCACTGCCGCCCCTCTGGGACTTCGCCCTTGTCCACCCACTGGCGGACTGCCTGGTAAGAGATGTCGAGGGCTTTTGCCGTTGCGGCGATGCCACCGAAGTGGTCCAGGACTTGCTGCGGATTCATATGCTCACCTCCGTAAAGCTAAAGTGAAGCATATGTCACCTACAGCAGAGCGGGTATTCGAAGTTGCGCGGGCAGCAGGCGTTCAGAAACGCGCCATGCGCCGGACGCTGGCGGGCATCTGCGGCATATCGACTCAGGCGGTGCGGGACTGGGAGGATGGCAGCACGAAGAACATCAAGCACGAACACCTAGCATCCATTGCCCGTCACTTCCGCGTGAGCATTGACTACCTCATCACGGGATCGCGTGCTGCTGACACAGGCGGCGACAAATACGAGCGAGCCGTGCGGCAGTTGCAGGGTCTACCTGAGGGTCAAAGGGAGTCTTTCCTGCGGATGCTTGATGAGCTTGCCAGCGCTCAAGGAGTAGACACAGAGTAGCCAGATCGGCATCTGTCGGGCGTTGTTCAGACATAGCGAAACCTCCGTTCATCGCTCGGGGAAAGTGCTGTCGCTGAGCGGGAGGCTTGGACGCTGCGTGACGGGCACCGGCTTCCGCTTGCCGATATTGCTTGCCCTACAAGCCCGTGACGGCTATCTAGTGTTCTAGGAGTGTAGGAACCGCCGGCCTGTTGATCAATGTCGTGACCGGCTACCGCCGCTTCTAGCGACACATCACGAAGGGAGACGATATGACACACCTAGCACAAGCCTGCGCTGCAGGCGCGCTTTTGCTTGCGATGTGCGGCGCTGCCGCAGGGCAGTGCAACAAGGCTGCATCGACCGACAAGATCAACCAGGCGCAGGAGGCAGGGATTGTTGCCGGCTACCGCATGGTCAGCGGCGAAGCGAACTTATACGTAGACCGCAATATCTGGCGTCAGCTTGACGTCGGAGCCCGCGAGAGCATGGCGTCACACTTCGAGTGTGCTGTCGTCGGGCCCGACAGCGTGCTGCGCAAGCTGAGCATACGCGGTGAGGGAGGCGCCCTACTCGCCACGTGGGACGGCATCGCCCGAACGCTCGAAATCAACTAGCCCAGCACAGCTAACGAAGCCCGCCAAGCGCGGGCTTTTTTGTGCCTGAGATTTTTTGTTGAAGTATGCTTGACGCCATAAGTGAAGCATGCTTTACTTTGTCTTGAGCGTCACCCACGGCGCTGAGGAGCTAGACAAATGACCGACCCACTCATCACCGCCGTCGAGGCACTGATTCGCATAGCGGCTATTGCCCGCACGGCGCCCATACAGACCCGGCAAGAGAAGGCAATTGCAAAACTGGCCATTGAAGCGCTGGGCCGTACGTCACAGGAGCAGACCGCATGAACAATTCGTTCGCCATCGTGCCTGACGCGCACGCACAACAGGAGACGCTGGACAGCCTGGCGTCGGAACACATTGCCGCGAAGAAAGCACTCGCTCAGGCGCAGTCAGACTTGGATGCAGTCAATCAGCGCATTGCTGACGCTGTCGGCGCGAAGCCGGAAGGAGCCTTCAGCGTCGAGGGCGATCATTACAAGATCACCACGACGCAGCCGGTGGCGCGCAGGTTCGCCGACGAAAAGCTTGCCCGCGACTTGTGGATGTCGCTCCCCAAGGACACCGCCGAAGCACTGATTCAGTGGAAGCCGTCGCTCTCGGTCAAAGTCTACAAAGAGCTCGAGAAGTATCAGCCGGAAACTTTCGCGAAAATCTCTCGCGTCGTTACCAGCAAGCCTGGCAAGACTGCCGTAAAGGTGGAGGTGCTGTCGTGAGCCTCTCCGACGTACTAGCACAACCCGGACACCGGGCCATCACCTGCACGATCTGTGGCGAGGGCGGCGTCGGCAAGACATCGTTGGCCGCGGCTTTTCCGTCGCCGGTGTTTATTCGCGCCGAGGACGGCATGGAGTCGCTCGGCGCCAATGCGCCCATGGCGTTCCCGCTGGTGCAGAACAGTCAGCAGGTGCTCGAGCAGCTCAACATGCTGGGCGCCGAGGATCACAACTTCCGCACGGTTGTGATCGACTCCATTACGAAGCTCAACATCCTGGTCGAGCGCGAAATCATCGCCGCAGACCCGAAGCAGCCTGCAAGCATCAACCAGGCAAACGGCGGCTATGGCGCCGGGCTTATGGCCGCTGCGGAGCGGCATCGCCAGATCAAGCATGTCTGCGACCAGCTGGTGCAGTACAAGGGCCTGAACGTCGTTTTCATCGCTCACGCGGACAGCGAGACGGTGGAGCTCCCCGACCAGGATCCCTACACCCGCTACACCCTTCGCCTCGGCCGGCGATCCGTAACGCACTACTCGGACGACGTGGACGTGGTCGCATTTATCAAGCTGAAGACGTTCACGCGCGGCGATGGTGAGAGGAAGAAAGCCATCAGCGACGGCAAGCGGATTATCACCTGCTACCCGACCGCAAATCACATCAGCAAAAACCGCTACGGCATCGACAAGGATCTTCCGTTCGAGCCTGGC